TGCAGTTTGCCGAGGCCAGAGTTGCGACCTACCCCCAGCACCTAGTCGTTGCAACCAGCACCCCGACAACCGCCGACTCAATTATCTGGAACGAATGGCAAAAGGGGGACATGAGATTTTATTTCGTTCCCTGCCCTTCTTGCGGTCATAAACAAAAACTGATTTGGGGACAAGTAAAGTGGGCGGAGGATGCCAAGATTGAGGAGGGGGTTTATGATTTCGTTAAGGTTAGGAACTCCGCCTACTATGAATGCGAGAACTGCAAAGCCCAGATTCGGGACGGCCAAAAAACCAAGATGCTTCGGGAGGGGGAATGGATAACGACCAACCCAAAGGGCGAGCCGGGGCGGCGATCCTATCACCTTAACGGCCTCTATGCCCCTTGGGTGACTTTCGGCTCCTTGGCGGTCAAGTTCCTCCAAGATAAATACAATGGGATTCTAGGCTTACAGGATTTCGTGAATCGAGTTTTGGCCGAGCCTTGGATGGAGCACGAAAAAGAGAACCTAGAAATTAAGGCTGGCGATTATCGAATGGGCGAAGTGAGGATGGGCGAGAAGCTAATCATGGCTTGCGACATTCAAGAAGCCGGGGGATTCCACGCTTGGTCAATCGTTAGGGCTTGGGACAACGAGGGCAAATCTAGGCTTGTGTGGGCGGGGAGGCTTGAGACTTGGGGGGATATTCAAGCCAAGGCCGAGGAGTTTAAGGTTGAGGCGAAATGCGTCTTTTGCGATTCGGGCGATCAGACCCGCGATGTTTATTTGCATTGTTGTAAGAACGGCTGGATGGCCTTGGTAGGATCAGATAAAACCAGCTTCTCGGAGATTGTCGGCCAGCAAAAGATTCAACGCCCCTTCGCCAGAATTGCCAATGGCGATCCATTTAGCGGTAAGGCCACAGGCTCAAGGGCTGGGTGGAAGTGGAAGCTCTGCCCCGTTTGGCGATGGTCGAACCCGGCTTTTAAGGACATCTTTTCAAGCCTCTTAAAAACCGAGGGCTTCATCGCCCAAGACACTCCCTTGGTTTATCACGAACATATATCGGCAGAAGCCAAGGTTAAGGTTAAGAACCCGATGACCGGGCGGGAGCGTTATGTATGGAAACAAGTAGGGAAAAATAACCACTTGCTCGATGCCGAATGTATGGGGCTGGTTGGAGCCGCGCTTCATGGTAGGCTTAAGGTTACGCCAGCCGATTTGGCGGAAAATATTGAAGAATAGTCTTTGACACAAAAGGTGATTTTATGGCTAGGGGTGCATTTGTTGGTTTGCCCGTAGCTACCCTAACGAGTCTCCGCACAAAGTATCTTGAGTGCTTGGAAGCGATTGCGGTAGCGGGGGCATCGTATTCCATCGCGGGAAGATCGTTTAGCCGTGCCAATTTGGGCGAGGTTCGTGACACGATTGAGGAATTGACTTACGCAATCAAACTGGCAGATGGTTCCAGAGTGCTTACCACCTACGCCAAGTTCGGCCCGTGAAAAAAGCCAAGATGAATCTGATTGATAAGGCAGTCGCCTTTATCAATCCGCAAGGCGCAGTTGATCGGCTGATTGCCCGTCAAAAGCTGACCAAGTTTGAATATGATGCGGTCAAATACACAAGGGAACGCAAGGGGCCGAGCGCACTATCCGGGGCGGAAGACTATCGCTCGAATTATGATCGGGTAGAGCTAATGAAAAGGGCGCGGGACTTGGCCGAGAATGTCGGCCTAGTTCGCTCGCTTCTTCTCAAGTTTGCTGGCCATGTCGCAGGATCAATCAGCTACCAAGCCCGAACCCAGAATCCCCAAATCAATACCGATGTCGAGGCGTATTGGGCGGAATGGTGGGACAAGTGCGACATCTCCACAAGGCACACAGGATCAACGCTCATGCAAGTGGCGGTTATGTCCATGTTGCGGGATGGCGATTTTCTTTTCGTCCTAGTTCGAGATGGCGATGGCAACCTAAAGATTCAAGGCATCGAGGCCGACAGACTAGGCGATCCTTTCAAAGTTTATACCAGCCTAGAGCTAATCGGCGGAATCCATATTGACCGCACAACTGGCGCACCCACGGCTTACGATATTTACAATCGGAGTATCGGGGACTTCTATACCTACCAACTAACGATTCCCTCAAGCCAAGCATTTCATCTTTTTGACCCGCTACGGATTGACCAGTATCGCGGGGTTTCCGCTTTCCATACTGCAATCAATGACGCAACCGACATTTACGACATCATCAATTATGAAAAGATGGCGGCGAAAGTTGCAAGCTCGCAATCTGGAATCGTTAAGCGAAACAATAACAACGCCGCCGACCTATCCACTCTTTCCAATGATGAGGATTTAAGCGGGAACGCAATCAAACTAGAGACAATCGAATCGGGCAAGATTTCCTATTTGGAGCCGGGAGAAGATATTATTTTCCCCAATGGCCCAAGCCGACCCAGCGGAGCCTTTGCAGAGTTCCACAAGATTCTGCTTCGTAATATCTGCCTTGGCCTTGGCATCCCATATTCCTTTGCGGTCGATCCTTCGCAGATGTCCGGCCCGACTGCTCGCCTAGAAATGCAACAGGCGGGGCGCACTTTCCGCCGCTACCAGAATCTTTTGAATGATAAGGTGCTTCGGCCTATTAAGAACATTGTTTTGGCCGATGCGGTTGCTCGCGGCCTCATCAGCGGAATAGAGGGGACAAGAACGACCAAAGGCATCTTCAATTTCGGGGCTAATGTTTCGATTGATTTAGGGCGGGAATCTGCCTCTGCAATCTCCGAGTTTAAGACCGGGCTTCGCACCGCCGCAGATATTTACGCCGAGCGTGGGCAAGACTTTGAAAGCGCGATGAGGCAGAGGGCAATCGAGGCCAAGCTGATTAAGGATTTGGCTGGCGAGTATGAAGTTGCGCCAGAAACAATCTCCGACATTTCTCTCAACCTTGGCAATATTGCAACACAAAAAACAGCACCTCAAGACGGCGAGGAAGGCCAAGTCACAGAGGAAGGTCAAGCAATCGCGCCCGATCAGAATGTTTCCGATATCTCTCTCAACGGAGCGCAGGTCGCAAGCCTTATCAATGTTATCAATGCCGTGGCCGCTGGTGCGCTTTCCAAGGAGGGGGCGGTTTCGGTCATAACGGCGGCATTCCCAACCATTTCAAGGGAACAGGCCATTTCGATTATTGGCGGGGTGCAAGAAGGAAAGATTGTTCCCACGACAAAAGAGGAGCGAGCGCAAGCCCAAGATGGAGAAGGTGGCGAGGAATCGGGCGGCGGACAGACTACGGAACCCAAGCCAAATCCTACGGAGCCAACTGGCCTAGAAGATAAAAAAAAAGAGGTTTTTGAAAAGCTAACTCAAGAAGATTTCAAAATGCTCATCGCCGGGATGATGGGCGGGATTGAGTTGGGCAAGTACGATGGGATTGATTTCACTCCCCCAGAAGGAGCAAGAGAAGCCGCAAAGAGGGCTTTGGATGTAAGGGAGAAAAAACCCGCAAGCCAAAAGGGCATGACGGCGGTAGGCATCGCAAGGGCAAGGGATTTGATGAATGGCGTAAAGCTCTCCCCCGATACCGTCCGCAGAATGAAAGCCTTTTTTGATCGCCACGAAGTCGATAAAAAGGGCGCAACTTGGGATGAGCAAGGGAAGGGCTGGCAAGCGTGGAATGGCTGGGGTGGCGATGCTGGTTATGCGTGGGCAAGAAAAGTGGTTCGACAAATGAACTCAAGGGATGAGGAGTTTTCCGAACTCGCTCGCCCCGGCCCAAAGTCAGCGGCACAAACCCCTGCCCCGCCCAAGGAAAGAATTAAAGGCTCCAAGGAGAACCCCGAAGGCACGGCGGCCACTAGGTCAAAGGCTGGGGATATTGAGATTTCAGAAGCCAACGAACAGGCATTAAAAGACAAGATTGCCGAGTTCAAAAAGGATCACCCTCAAAAGAACGCTCCTAGCCTTGGCACATTGAAAAAGGTATTTAGAAGGGGCGCAGGGGCTTTCTCAACCAGCTTTAGGCCGACCATCACGGGCGGAAAACCTAATAGCCGAAACGCTTGGGCTATGGCTAGGGTGAACAAGTTTCTCAAGATGGCTGGCGGGGGAGAGGTCAAAGAATCCTACCGCAAGGCTGATGGCGACCTTCTTTGACATATAGAAAAAACTTATGCCCCTACCCACCCCCAGAGGAGACGAATCGGAGCAAGACTTTGTGAGTCGCTTTATGGGCAACGAGCAAGCTATCAGCGATTTCCCCGATGAAACACAGAGGGCGGCAGTTGCTTATAGCACCTATCGCGATGAGGATGAGGAAATGGAAGAATTGGAGTTGCCGGGAGTCTCTATCCTAGAGGAAGGCGAGGCCAAGGGGCATGACCTATTCGTGGACAAGAAAAGCCTAGAGAAAGCCCTAGATATTATGAAGGGGGCGCGTAATGGGGTGAAGGTTAAAATGAACCACGGAAGCGGATTGGATGCGGTGGTTGGCTTCGCTCGCAACCCAAGAATCGAAGGAAACAGGCTGATTGCCGACCTCCGCTTGCTCCGCAACTCCCCTCATTATGGCCTCATCAAAGAGATGGCCGCAGAGGCTCCCGACCAGTTCGGCGTTTCCCTAGCTTTCGTGAACGAATCCGAAACCATAGATGGTAAAGACTATATTCGCCCACAATCTATCGCTTCCGCCGACCTAGTTTCCAGCCCTGCGGCAACCAACGGGCTTTTCGAGGAGATGGTTAAGTTTATGCAAAAATTTGGTTATATGACAGGAGGCAAGCCCATTCCAGTTGATCTGCCCGAAGCAGTTATGGAAGGTGGCAAACTTGACAAAAAGGAAAATTCAACAATGCAAGAGAACAAAGCTGATTACGGAAAAGACATCGAGGACATCAAGGTGCGTCTCTCCGCCCTTGAAGAGTCCATGAAACCCAAAGACGAAGAGAAAAAAGAAGAGAAGATGGCCGAGGCTCCCAAGATTGAAGTCGAGGTTGAGCCGAAGGAAAAAGAGGACGAAACCGAGGAGATGAGCGCGGTCGTTAAGAAAGTTCTTACCGAGTTCGGCATCAAACCCGTTCCGGCTTCCCCCGCCATCGAAGAGGCTCCCGCCAAAAAGGAAGAGCCGAAGAATTTTGAAGCACTCGTGGCCTCCCACCCGGAGTATGCCAAGAGCAAACTGACGGCCATGAAGGCTGTCATGCTTTCAAACCCCAACGAATATCGCGAGGCTCTTGCCCGTGGTATTAAGAACATCTAACAAAAGGACAAACTACAATGGGAACTCAAGTAGACGGATTTTTCAAGACCTTCACTTTCGCTTCGGCGATTAGTGCTTATCGGGCTGTTCAGCCCACTTCCACCGCTGGCGGCGCACAGGCCGCCGTGACCGGGGCGACTCTCGCCATCGGTTTCACGCAGGAGGATGTGGCCGCTGGTGATTCCGGCACGGTCAAGCTCTTCCACCCGACTTACTTCGCCACGGTGTCCGGCACTTGCGCTGTTGGGGACTCGCTCTCCTTCGACGCTTCCGGCCTTGTGACGACCCTTGCGGCTAACACGATTTCGGCTGGTATCGCTCTCGAAGCGGCCACCGAGAATCTTGCGGTCATCGAGATCGCTGTTCCGCTGAAAGTGGACTAAAAATTTAACCAATAACAAAGGAAAATAGAAAATGAGCTATATCGCTGGTGGAACCACTATCCGGGCTGACATCAATCAAGCCCTTATCGAAGCCCCTCAGGCCGATGTCGGACTGATCGGCGCGACCCTTCTGCCCTTGCAGAATGTTCAGGCCAAGGCCGGAACCTATCTCAAAGTTGAATTGGGCGGTGCTGAACTCCTTTCAAACAACTCGAGCAAGCGTTCGCAGGGTTCCGAGTACCAGAGGGGCATTCGTTCCTTCACCTCGGCCAACTACGCAACCGAAGAGTTCGGCCTTGAGGAGCTACTCGACGACAGTAGCGTCGAGGATCTCAACAGGTTTTTTTCGGTGGAAAGCGAAACTGCTCGCTTCCTCCTCCGCCAGTTGAAGCTCGGCCACGAAAAGCGTGTTGCCGACCTCCTCTGGGCGGCTTCCACCCCCTTCACTACGGCTGACCAGACTCGCGCCGTTGCCTACACGAATACCAACATCGCCACCATTGATGTTGCCCGTGATGTGGCCGCCGCCAAACTCGCCCTCAACAAGCTCGGCTATGAGCCGAATTGCGTGGCGATGTCCGCCAATGTGTTTGAGTTGATCCGCCGTTCCACCCTCCTGCAAAACCAGTTCTTCGGTGTGATTTCCAACACCGGGGCGCGTTTGCTCTCCGAGGCCGAGATTGCGGCGGCTCTGGGTGTTCAGACCCTCGCCGTGGGCCGTGCGGCCATCAACTCCGCCAACAAGGGCAAAGCCTACTCCGGCGGATTCGTTGTGCCGGACAGCAAGATCATCGTGGGTCAGATCGCTGGCGGTGAGTTCACCGCTGGTGGTATCGGTCGCACCTTGGTTTGGGCGGCTGATGCGGCTGGGTTCGTCTCTGAGAGCTATCGTGATGAAGCTCGCCGTTCCAATGTTCTGCGCGTTCGCATGAACACGGACGAAGTTGTGATCGACCCCAATGCGGCGGTTCGTATCACCACCGACTACTCGGCCAGCTAAAGATTGGTTTGTGTGTTCCTTGAGGGGGCTAGAGCCTAAAAAACTCTAGCCCCTTCTTCTTTTAATTGACATAAGGAGAAAATCACCATGGCAAATCTTACCCAATCCGAACCTTATTACGATCAGATTTCACAAGCCGCCACCCCTGGAACCCGCTATGTAACTGCCACGGCGGCTGTTACTGGCGAGTTCGCTGGGCTTTATGTTGTCTCTGAAGCCAAATTTTCTAGCATCACCAGCACCGTCACGGGTTTTAGCGATCTTGCCAGCGTGACTGCGGCCAATGCCATCACTTGCTCAACTGGCCTCTATCTTGCCGGAGACTTGCAAGGCTTCACCCTTCATTCCGGCGTTGTTTTAGCCATTGGCGACTAAAGCCAAGTAAGGAGAAATCCTTATGAGGATTGGCTATGGAATTTCGGTTGCTGGTAGCAACCAAAGAAACCTTGTTTCCGCTCAAGCCGAGCAAGTCATCTGGAAAGTCGCCATCTTCGGTGCTGGCGCGACTTCATCTAATGGGGAATATGCTTGGGATGGAACTACAACATTTAATGGGGAAAATGTATATTCCGGCCCAGCAGACAATCAAATTGCATTTGTTGATGGACTTTGGTATTTATACGATTCATCGGGAGGTGATGATACATATACAAGCGAAAACTTAATTGCATGGGATATTCTTGCAGGATTATCGCCAGTCCCCTCCTCCGCTTTTTCCTATGCACAAGATTCAGAGATTCAGAGCATTACTTTATCTGATGCTGGCACAACTTCTTCAGACGGAACCTATACATGGGATGGAATCAATGTTATTAACGGAGAGCCTGTTTATGAAAGTGGAGCCAACCAAATATCTTATGGTGACTTTGGGAATGGATACAATGAATGGGGACTATATGACGACACTGCTGGTGACAATGTTTATTTGTCTAACGATAGGATAACTTGGTCTGTTTTCAATGGCTCCTCGCCAGCCCCATCAGTTTCAGCAGTAGTCTATTCAGCATGAAATGGCTTATCTTGGCATTGATTCTTTCTGGTTGCCAAAAGCCGATCATTGAGGAGTTGCCGGAAACAAAATACCCAGAAACCCCAACCATGGGAGCTTGGGAACATTGGGAAAAGAATTGACACATAGCATCTAGAAATCCTTTATCTTGAAATCCTAAAATGAAAAATAAGGTCTCTGTTTATTTGATCGCCGGAAATGAAGAGGCGTATATTGAAAGATGTATTCGTTCCTTTGCCCCGCTTGCCGCTGAAACAGTTGTATGTATCGCAAGGGGAAGCAAAGAACCCGACAAAACCGAGGAGATTGCCAAAAGCCTTGGGGCTAAAGTCGTTTATTATCATAATCAAAAAACTGATTGGCCTCACATAGACGATTTTGCAACGGCAAGGAATACGGCCTTGGATGCCTGCTCTTGCGATTGGTCTTTCTGGGTGGATGCTGATGATGAGATGGCGAAGGATGCGCCGGAGATTGTGGATGGGGCGATTGACCAAGCCAATAAACAAGGGGCAGATTTAATTGCGTTTAGATATTGGGTGGAAAACGCCCAGCTTAATCCCCTTCGGGAGATGGCCTTAAGAAAGGGTAGGGGTAGATGGAGGAGCCGAGTTCACGAAACTTTGGTCGCCCATGAGCCAAATAAGCTGGTTGGGGTTGATAAGATTGTCCGCATCCACAAGCCCCATGGTTACAAGGCGACCTCGGCAGAGCGCAACTTTAGAATCCTAGAGGACGTTATCGAGCCAGCCCCAAACGCCCTTTACTATAAAGCCCAGGAACAATTCCTTTCGGGCAAATACAAGGAATGTTATGAGACAAGCAAAAAAGCCCTAATTTTTGAAAGCCTAGAGGATACGCTCAGATATGATGTGCTTTGTAATATCGGGCGATGTGGGCCGGAATCTGAAAGGCTTAAATGGCTTGGCGAGGCAATCACCCTTCAGCCGGATCGCAGAGAGGCTTATTTCTGGGTCGGCCAAGAATACGCAAGCAAGGGGAAGTGGTTGAAGTGTTATGGGGCGATGCGTTCCTGCATGACCCTGCCAAGACCCAAGGCGCACTATTGGAATCTCAACGAGGCAATCTATCAATGGCAGGCGATGGATTTGTATGAGACGGCCAGCATTTCGGTCAATGAATTGGGCGAGGCTCAAAAGATGAAAAAGGGCAGACCATCCCCAAAAATCTCAATCATTCACGCAACAAGGGGAAGGCCGCAGATTGCTTGGCAAAGAAGGTGGCAGTGGCTTTGCATGGCAGAAAAGCCCTTGGAGGTGGAATGGATTTTTGTTGTGGATCACGATGACCCCCAAGACTACACCCCACACCAAGCCATCCGATGCAACCCCGGCGGGATCGTGAACGCTTGGAACCATGGGGCAAAACAGGCCAAGGGCGATATTTTAATTCAAATGAGCGATGATTGGAGTCCGCCTAGACATTGGGATGCCCTAATTTCGAACGCCATTGGGGCTACAAACGAAGCCAAAGTGCTGGCAATATCTGATGGGCTTAGAACCGACAAACTGCTCTGCATGGCCATTTTAACGCAAAAGAGGCTGGAACAGCAGGGCGGGTTTATGTTTGCCCCAGAGTACCAAGAGAGCGATGGCATCTATTCCGACAACGAATTTACAGAAAGGGCTTATGCCGAAGGAGTTGTGATTGAGGCCAAAGATATTGTATTCAAACACGAAAATCCTTTATTTATAGGTGGCAAGCCGGATGATCTAATAAAGAACCACAACAAGCCGGAGTTTTACGAAAAAGGCAAAGCTATCTATGAGAAGCGAAAAATGAATGGGTGGAAATAATGCAAGAAATCACGCTTGCCGACCCATTTGGCCAAGCCCTTGCCAAATACAGCGCGGGGCTTGAGTGTGGGGTTGAGATTGGGGGAGGAACCGGGGACGGCTCAACTCAGTGCATCAAGACAAAAAGGCTTTATAGTTTTGAAATCCACCCAGACCGCATAGGCAGACATGGAATGAATTTATCCATGAGACACGGCGGGACTGCAATTCATGGCCTTTCAAGCGATCCGCAAAGATGGCTAAATGAATCCCAAATTAGGGAGTTCTATCAAACCGTAAGCACAAATCTTAATATGTATTCCTTGGAATTTGTTTTAAGCTGGCTGGATATCGACCTTTCAAGCGCATCCAAATACAAATGGGAATCATTCCAATTAGACGATCAGCCCGATTTCATTCTTTTGGATGGCGGTGCTTTTTCCGGCCAATCCGACATGGCGGAATGGTTCCCCAGACTGAGAGAAGGCGGAATCATCGCCATGGACGATGTGAATGATATCAAGAATTTTTTCAATTACCAATGGCTTAAAACAAACGGATTTGACTGCCTTTATCAAAATCTTTTGTGGAGAAATGGCTCGGCCATTTTTAGAAAATGAATGTTGTAAATATCGGGGCAAATGATGGAGCGGACGATTGCCTAGAATTTGTGTTAGCTAACAGGGAATCAATTTCCCAAGTCCATCTAATTGATCCTAGCCATGAGGCGATTGAAAAATGCAGGGAAACCTACAAGGAGATTCCGCAAGCAAAATTCCACGAGGTTGCCATTGTGCCGGATGACTCCCAAGCCGCAATCCTTTACAGCCCAAAGAACGAGCCCGACAGCCATCATTCGTCCCTAATCCCAAACCATACCCTTTACCACGGCCACAAAATTATCGAGGGGACTGCGGTCAAGGCGACAAGCCTTCCAAGGTTCTTTGGGCAAAACAAAATTACAAAATGCGACAGGCTTTATATCGACACCGAAGGTATGGATTCCCATATTCTCCTTGCCTTGGATTTCCAGAAATACAAAATAGGCTTCATTCAATTTGAAGCTCTACACTCTGATGGCTTGGCGACCAAGGGACAGAATCACGCCATGCTCACAAAAAGGCTTCTTTCGCTTGGCTATTCCATCCGAAGAAGCGGGGCGTGGAACGAAATAGCGGAGAAAACATGGAACACATAAATTCAAACTTTGAAGAACAATGGTTCACCTATCCGGGCGTCTATCGGCTCATGGTTTCAAAGTGCCGCCCCAATGGAACGCTTGTCGAGCTTGGGGCTTGGAAGGGCAGAAGCTCGGCCTTTCTTGTAGTTGAGGCAAAGAACAAAAGCCAAGATATTCAAATTCATATCGTGGATACTTGGCTTGGATCGGGCGAACATACTGCCGGACTAACTGATGGGCTATATGAAAAGTTTATCGCAAACATGGCTCCGCTCAACGGCCACTACCAAGCGCATAGGATGACAACGGATGAGGCGGTTTCTTTATTTGAAGATGGCTCACTAGACGGGGTTTTTATAGATGCCGACCATACTTACGAGGCCGTAAAAAGAGATATTGAAAATTGGTTGCCAAAAGTCAGAAAAGGCGGAATCCTAGCTGGCCATGACTATGTGCATACTTGGCCGGGGGTTATTCAAGCCGTAAATGAAAGCGTTTCTGGATTCATCACAATGGAACAATGCTGGGTAAAACAATGCTAACCATTTTCACAATCGTTCTTAATGGCCAGCCCTATATTGAGAAAAAGTTAGAAGCCTACCAAAAACTTCAAATCCCTTGGCGGTGGCGCATTGTCGAAGGAGTTTCTAGCCCAAGGAACTGTACCAGATGGTGCAAGGAAGTTCCCGCAAAATGGCATAAGGACTATGTTTCCATAGACGGAACGCATGAATATCTAAAGAATCTAAATCACAAGAATGTCTCTGTTTATTGGCAAAATAAGCCTTTCGATGGAAAGATTGAGATGGTGAACAAGGCTTTGGAGGGCGTGGATTGCGGGGTTGTGATGGAACAAGATGCTGATGAGTTTTGGACTCCAGAACAAATGACTCGCCTTTATGAGCTAATGAAGGACAAGCTGGCCGGAACGGTTGCCCAATTTCATTGTAATTACCATATAGGGAAAAAGATTGTGGTTAGTAGAAGTGGGTTAGGTTCTTATCCCTATGAATGGTATCGAGCGTGGAAATGGGGTGAGGGCATCCATTTTATTAGCCATGAACCCCCGCAACTAAACCATCAGACAAGCAGAATCCCTCGTGGGATTACCGAGGAATTTGGGCTTGTATTCAACCATTACGCATACTGCACAAGAGACAATGTTGCATTTAAGGAAGATTTTTATGGTTACGCTGGTCTTTTGAAATCTTGGGAAGAACTACAAAAGACCCACGGGCCAGTTCGCTTAAATAGATTTTTTAACCATATCCAAGACCGAAGCGTGGTGGACGATGCCACTTAAAACCATTAAATATTCCCAAAGGCTCGGGGACATCGTTCGATGCCTCCCAGCCGCCAAGTATTTATCGGAGCAAGGCCACGAGGTTTTTTTTGATTGCCTAGCCCAATACCAAGGCGTTTTTGAAATGACCTCCTATGTAAAGGCTGGGCATAGGCAGGGTGATGTTTTGAATTTGGAGGTGTGGCCGGATAAGTATGAGGCTTATAGGAACAGCAACATGACTTGGACGGACTTTGTTTATAGTCACCCAGAAATTGAGAAGGCGGATAAAAAGAACATTGTGTTGGATTTATTGGACGAATCGCCAGCCGAAGGATTGCCAAAAGAATATAACTTGGTTGCCCCCTTTGGAATAAGCCAAGGGCACAGGCGTGACCCCCTGCAAATTATTGTCGAGGCTAGAAAAAAACTAGGGGGCGAAAACTTCTTTGTTCTCTGCCCGCCGGGAGTTCAAATCAGCGGCCTTACCACATTCACAGCCGCAAGCATCCCACAACTCGCAAAAGCGATCAGAGGAGCCACGGAGTTCTGGTCTATTGATAGTGGGCAAATGGCCTTGGCCGCAGGGGTTAGGAAAGAGAAGAAAGTGGTTTATTTCCCACAAACGATGGAGCCTTGGAACAATGACAATATCTTTCTTTGGGATAGCGTGGAACTTGGCTGATTGACAAGGTGACAAAAAGCCTTGGGTATGGCTGGGGCTATTTCCACTTCTTACTTTACTGCCGACCTTCGGCAGATGATTAACGATCTTTACACAACCGTCACGGGGCTTGGCTCCAATGCGGTTTCGGCCTCTATTACTGACCTAGCCTACGCCACCGATCTTGAGGTTGGGGGCGAGGTTATTCGGGTTTCCCAGAGCCTTGTCGTAGACTCCACGGCGGTGTCGGTTCCCGTGATTGGAAATGTGATTACGATTGGGGGCGAGGGCAGAATGATCGCCAATTATTCCACAAGCGCAGACGGCCTTTCCTACACAATCGACATAGCCGATCAAACGACCTAAAAAATGAGCGTTGGGATAGAAAGGCAGTTAGAGGATAGCCTTGCCTCTGCCATCAGCGTTTCGGGGGTAAATATCTATAAAAGCGATTACGAAGGCCAAAGGCTTTTGCCGTCCCTAGTCATTCAAGTATCCATAGGTTCGGAGGAGTTGGTTCCTTTTTCTGGGGTGTTTCTCTGCCCAGCAACTTTAAGCTATTCCGCAAGGGCGGACACAACCACAAGAACAGACCTAGATGCGACTTGGTATTCCATTCTTCAAACATTCTACCAAGACCCATCCATCGAAAGCATCCTAACAACGGCAACCTTAGAGGTGTTTCAATGCAAGGTAACGGCAGAATCGCCGGGAATCATCACAGATAGGCGGATTTGGACTAAAACGACCAGCCTAGACATCCGTTGCACCAGCAAATGACCTCACCCCAATTCATCGTAGAGGATGCCTTGGCGGGGCTTTTAACGCCAATAACAGGGCTTAATGTGTATGTTTCAAATAGGCGAGGGGCAAGATTCTTCCCCTATGCCACGATTAGGGCGCAGATTGGAAGTCAGCTTATCGTCCCGGCATCCGGGGTTTTTGAGATTTCAGTTGAATTAAGTTATTCAGATTCAGCCGTTAGGACAAATCAAACAACTTTTGAATCTAATTATTTTGAGGTTTTTGCGTCTCTTTATGAGGAATCGGAAACCTTGGCCTCTAGGATTGAAGGCGAAACCACGCTTCTCAAGGTTTATATGGCGAGGATTACCAGCCAAACGCCAACCATCAGAACAGATAAAAGGGCTTGGGTAAGGGGCTTAAATCTGTCAATTATTGGAACAAGGCTTTTCCCGGCTCAATATATTGCCGCCCTTCAATTCAACGACCATCGCAACTCTCAGTATATTGGGGCAATTTAACAAGAAAGGTAAAATCAAATGGCACTTCCAGTTTTAGACGGAAACCAGACAGCAACCACGCTTTCCTCGGTAGTCACAGGAGGGGAGCATATTGTAGCCCATAGCGTTGTAAGCCTTGGGGCGAATGCTATCGCCAATATCACTTCGGCAGTTAGCGGAAGCGTTGTTTCTGTCTCCAACTTCCCTGCATCTCAAAGCACGACCTTTGGTGCAGTTACAGGCTCGATATCCGTCCTAAACTTCCCCTCCACCCAAACCGTGGCGGGCACGGTGACGGCGAATCTTGCAAATGAAGCCTTTACTAATGCCCAAGGAGGAATCGCCTCTGATGCTAGTGGTATAGAGCCTAATTTGGGGGTTCAGCTTGGTTACTATGATGGGGATTATAAATTTGTTAATCCATCTCAGCCTCTCCCCATCTCCGGCACAGTCACCATCGGCAACTCCGTCACTATCAGCTCGCTCCCTGCTATTAGCGGTACGGTAACGGCGAATGTGGTAGATGGGGTTAAATTATCCCCAGAGATCGTTGGAGGATATCAATGGATGGGTGAAGGCGGTGGTGGCACACCGCTGGTTTATGGAGTTGGGGTTGCATTTCCTGCAGATATTACGGATTCAAGTCTTTCATATTTGGCTTCTGAAAATAAACCTTTCCCAGTTCAAGTTTGGGCTGGCTCAGTCACAGTCGGCAACTCCGTCACTATTGGCTCGTTGCCAGATATAGCCATTGGGATTAGCCCTGTATATGATAGCGGAGATGACTCATTAAATGTTAATATTAAAAATATTGGAGGTGGGGCTAGTCTTTCACCTTCCAACACCTTTCCCATCTCCGGCACGGTGACGGTCGGCTCCATGCCCAACGGCTCGCTGACCACCCGCTTTGGAACTCCTACCACCGCAAACACCGCCTTTGCGACCTCGGCCGTCACCAACGCCAACCGCAAATATCTGCTTATTCAGAATGTGACGACAGGATCGAATGTCATCACCGTGGGCATCGGCTTCACCCCCACCACCACACAGGGCATTCAGCTCACCGCAGGGGCGGGGATCACCTTTGAATCCAGCTACATCCCCACAGGGGCGGTGATGATTTTGTCCAGCGTGACGGCCTCAAACTTCACGATCTTGGAAGCGTAAGAGATGACTGCTCCCACAATCCCCAATCCACAATCCTCAATCCCTCAAACGCCGGAGGCGTTCTAACATGGGCGGCTTCTTCGGCGGCGGCGGGGCGAGCGTGGATCTGGCAAGTCCGCCAGCGATAGGCAACACCACGCCCAACACGGGTAAATTTACAACGCTGGAAGCTACTACATCGATTCAGATTTCAACGAGCGGTTTTCTTTTTGGCGGAACAAACCTGTTGGAACAAAGAAATTCTACAAACTCACAAACATTTCGAATCTATAATACATATACAGATTCATCTAATTATGAGCGGATGGATATTAAGTTTAATTCTGTGAACAATGTGTATTCATTTGATGTAAGAAATGGAGCGGCTGGAACGGGAACAGCAAGGGGGATTGAAGTTTTGCTTCCTAATGCATCCGGGACTCCTTTTGCTATAAACGGAGGTGCGGGTGGTGGAAATATTGTGTCCTTTAGGAGAGACTATGTTGATTTTGTGATGGGAATTGAAATAGGTGCTTCTAACTGGAGAGGAGCAACTAGAACGCTGAGCTTTTTTTCAAATAGAGGAATTGCTTGGGCTAATAGCACATCCAGCATGACTACAGCAGATTGCGGATTTTATAGAAATGCAGCCGGAGTCATTGAGGTTAATGACGGAACAACTGCTGGAACATTCCGTGATTTAATTGTCCGCAATTTTAGAATGTCTGCACCGACAGGCGTTCCAACGGCAAACAATTCGACTGGAACCGAGGGAAGCATCCGTTGGGATGCTGACTACATCTACATCTGTACCGCCACAAACACTTGGAAGCGTGTTGCCATCTCCACTTGGCCATAAGTTTATGAAACAAATCACCATCACCGAAGAGCAGGCCAAAAACACCATGCAACTGCTTGACCTCGCCGTGAAAGCTGGGGGACTAAACGCCTCCGTCCTAGCGTTGCCGATAGCGCAGGCGATTGAGGAACAGCTAACCGAAAGCAAGAAGTGAGTGAGTGCGGCCTATACATACAGCGACTTCCTTGCGGCGTTGGAATACTTGGAGGCCGAGGGCTACATCGAACGCTTTATAGACTCTGACGGCTCTGAATGCGTTAGAATTTGTGAAGGCGCAGAGGATTGTGAAGTATGAGCCAAGACGATCATGGTGTCCTAATCGAGATAAGGGAAAGGGTTGCCAGAATGGAAACCCGGCAAGCCTATATTCTTGAACTAATCACCGACCATAAAAGCAAGATGGACAGGATTGAGCAAGAGGCTCATGGACTTAAGGGCAGGGTTTGGCTTGTTTCCACCATTGTCTTTGGGGTGCTTGCCGCCGCTTGGGAGATCATCAAAAACAGGCTTCTAGGACATCCTTAAGTTAAAATTTGACATAAAGGAGATTTTGAAATGGCCGCAACTACTATCGGATTATCTACGGTTGTTTTTGGATTGTCAGCGGAATCTGGCGTTGTTGTCCAAAACTTTACATCAACCGACACGGCGGAAACGACTGAGATTTCAAAGCATGACGGAACTCATTCCGCCGTTGCGTTTTCAAACCGCAGAATCAACATCTCTTTAAGCGGAAGTAGCTCCACGGCTCCCAGCTCCGGCATTGGGGCGACTCTTGGGCTTACCGCCAACGCAACGGCTGTTTCAACTGGAACTTATCATGTTACGGATGTTAGCTCTTCGCAAACCGTGGATGGCTTTCAAACCTTCGATATTTCGGCAACCAAGTACCCATTCTTAAACAGCTAATTTTATGCCAGCAACAATCATCGGCAATTCAACTGACACAAGTTTTGGAATCCCAAATTCCCAAACAGGGATGGTGGTTCAATCAAGTTCCGCCGCCGCCTCCTCCGATGCGGTTGAACTTAAAAACAAAGACGGTGACATCACCGCTGTTTGCTTTAGAAATAAGAAAACCACTCATAGCGTTGAGGGTGCTTACACAACATTCTCCTCAAGCATTGGGGCAAGCGTAACCGTGGCGAATGGCTCTAACTTTGGAGTTACCGGGGCGGCCTATGTTACAGAAGTCACCCGCACAAGAAGCGCGGATAATTTTGAGCAGGTCAGCTTCACGGCAGTTCGATACGATGGCATAAGCTAAAAAGCCTAAACTTGAAATCCTATGCAAGAAAAAATCCTATACACCCAGAATCTTAAACTCGCCAGCGTTCTTTGCTCCTTTGGCATTCCCTTTAGGCAAAGCGAGCCTTTTGTCATTATTGAGGATGCGGACAACGGGAACAAAAAATCCTGCACCTTCTTTTTTAGCGATGTTCCAAGCGGCCTAGGGGGTAAAATCATAGACAAGTGGGAGCAAGGTTGGTCGGCCATGCAAGACCTAGAGGAGCCTGTAGCATATTGTCGGGCCGTCCTTGAGAATAGGGAAAGACTTTTGGACATGATGAACAACGCAACCCCGATGGTGAAAAAGACCTTTGGCAAGGCAACCCTGCTTGTAAGCAAGAACGCCAGCCCGGAACTTAAAAAGAAACTAGCGAGGTATTTATGAGCGATTTGGATTTTATTAAAGATGAAGAAGTTTTAAGCAAAAATTTAGATAAGGCTTTTACACTTGGAGAAAGGCAGTTTAAGGGACAAAAGCTAAATAAATTTACCCTTGGCCATAGGATTATTCTCAATCAAATAAGAGAAGAGGAGGATTCGACAGAGTTTTTTATTTGGAGCACTCTATTCTGCCTAGTTACCACAAGGGAAAGGCTTGTAGAATTGGGTTGGAGTAAAACAAAATTCCGTATGGCCGTTCTTGAGTGGGCAGATAAATTTGTTGAAGAAGATTTTATTGATGCAGTTAAAATTGTTGAGGATGTTTTTAAGGAAATCACAGACTCAAAAGTTTATACCAAAGAAGGCGGTGGCAACCCAAAATAGTTTCGCCGGGTGGGGTCGCGGCAACCATCTGGCTATTTGCCAAGGAGTTTGGGTGGCATAAGGACTATATTCTTTGGGAAATTGGAGAGGCAGAACTATTCCAATTAGAACACGCAATTTTAATCAATAAGGGCATAGATGTAAGAAGGCGTTCCTCAAATATTGATAAGATATTAGACAAGATATTATCTTAATATGGGCATCAAAATAGACACAACCGGCTTTGCCAACGCCCTCCAAGACTATATGCTAACCACAAATAGGGGAGCGGTTGAAGTCCTAAACGCAAAGGCTTTTGATATTGTAGCAACAGCCATGAAATTTACCCCCAGAACAACGGCAGACCAATTAACAAAAGAAATGAAAGCTATTGAAATTGTTTCAAATATAAAACAAGATGTGACTTTTAGAAAAAGCCAAAGAGCCGGGAAATTATATAACAAAAGAAAAGATAAATTTGGAAACATAAAAATTCGGCCTACAAAAAATTTCTATAAAAACAAGCCAGAATTGAGATATGCGGCATCTAGGACGCAACCAGTTCCAGCCGGGTTTTTAATAGCGAATTATAGAAGAAAACTAAAAGGAAAGCCCGGTCTTGGTGGAAGTGCTATGGGTATTTATTTTGATAATTTTATTAAAGCCTTAAGGAAGTCGGCCGGATATATTAAAGCTGGGTGGATTCCAGCTTTAGAGCTATTTAGGCCATTTGCCAAAAGCGGGGAAGCAAGGAGGGCCGGATTAAAGGCATCGGCTGAATTATCTACTGATTTTCAAAAGGGAACATCCTCAAAAATGCTTGGCCTACAAGGCGGGGTTTTGGCGAAGTTCTCAACATACCCGGTATTTAGAGCCTTTTTCTATAATTCGGCTCGTGGATCGGATATTATAGAAGGAAGGGATGCCCCGCTAAAAAAAGCCCTTTTTTCAATAGAGGCAGATATGAGAAATTATTTAACAACCTATTATCAGAATAGGGCGAAAGCCAAAGGACTATAAAAAATGTATAGGGTAAGCGGAGAGCTTGATTTTGATGTTCGTAGCGGAGTTGCCAACGCAAGACTCGCGGCTAGGGAGCTTGAAAATGTTGGCCACAAGGCGCGGCGTTCTGGCGAATTTGTGGACAAATTTGCGAAAAGAATGTTTGGCGCAAGAACCGCCTCAGAATACCTTGCAAAAACCCTATCTAGACTTGGGCCATCTTTAATTGGGGGAGCAGTTGGGGGGACAGCCTTAGGGGCCATTGTTAATCAAGCCAAGGCCGCCGCAGAGGAGCTTAATAAGCTGGCCGATGGACTAGATAAGGCCGTAGGCGCAAAGGCCGGGGAAAGCATTGGAGACACAATCAGCAAAATTAACACACTCACAACCGCAATCGAGGATAGTGCGGAAAAAATATCTAAACAAAGCCCGCTTGCATCTGTTGCGGCATTCTTTATGAATGAGGACGCGGACAGGGCGGCAAAGTCATTTGCCAGCGCAGTTGAAGAAAGGATTCGTCTTGGGCAAAAACTTGTAGATCAAACAGCAGAACAGAATGCCCAAGCCCAAATCTCAGCAACCCTAGAGGGAAGGCTTGGGGAAATTTACAAAATCAATCTTAACTTTAGAAAAAGATTGGCAGAAATTTCCGACATTAAGGGCATAACGGAAGCCGATAAAGATAGGCTAAAGGTTTTAGCCGAACAGGCAAGAGCAACTCAAACTCTTATAGCTCTAAACAAAGAAAGAATTGCAGAAGATAAAAAAAGGGCTGAGGAAGCCAAAAAAATAGAGGAAGATTATTTATCGAGAATATTGGAGGGGTCAAAATCACTTCAACAACAAGAAGAGGCGTTATTCAGAAAGAATGAAGATGCCTTTAAGAGAAGCCAGCAAGAAAGGGCAAAAGCGGCGGAAGACGCAAATAGAAGAATCTTGGAATCCTCAAGAGAGGCGGCAAACGAATTGGATAGACAAGATAAAAAGAGACAAGAAATAAGGAGAAGGGAGACGGAGGGCGCACAATTTTTGTTGCAGGGAAGGGCTGGCGAGCAAGCTCTTAGAGTTGCGCGGCGTAGGCGAGAAATTGATGTAACAAGAGAAAATTTTAGGCTTCGTGAGGCCACCCTACAAGAAATGGCAAATGTTGCATCTGTTCAAGAGGGAATTGGCGTTTCAAAGCAAGATATAAGAAAAAGGCTCGCAGAACAGCAAGTTGCGGCAGAAATGCCAAGCATGGCACAAAGAGTTATGGCGGAAGAGGCCGGGGTTTCCCCGGAGGTTTTGGCCGCCGGAGTTGCGGCACAAAGAGCAACAAGGGCAAAAACACCGCAAGAACCACTAAGAGGCGTATTGGATTCTCTTAAAAAATCCATAGAGGATTTATCAAAGAAAATCCCAGCCGCAGTTCCTCAATAATTATATGGCCGCAACAATCATCGGGGGGGATAGCCCACAATTTGAAACAGACATTATTTCTGATAACGGAAGGGACGGAATTACGGCCTTCCAGTTTAGCGTTGTTGGAAGGGATGTTTCCGGCCTTTATCCGTTGGATTCAGTTGTTAGCGGAGTTCCCAACCAGCCATCTGGTTCATTTAGGGTTGTTAGGAGAAACCTAGAAAATATTGTTCAAGGGTTGCAAAGGATTCGCGTTTCGGCAGAGGGCGGATCATCCTCTTCTTTATATTATAGCGAGTCATCGTATTCCTATAATGAAAGCGTGGAACCCGGCCTAATCACCCTTCCTTTGGTTCAAGTGCAAGTTCAGTATAAACTTCAATGGCTTTCACCGTCAGTTACCGTAACAACCAACTCATCTTCTGCCAGCGATGGCCCTGCAAGGGGAATAGCTCAACAGATAGTCGGGTCTATGAATGTTGAGATTTTGCAGGATAGGCCAGCCAATGTTACAGGAGGTCGGCAAATCAACACATCGCAGACCAGAATCACGGGTTCTTCGATTGAAAAGGCTGGCGCATTATGGAGAGTTAGGGCAACGGCAACAAAAGGATTCTTGCCGACATGAAGGAAGGCTCGACCAATAAAGGCGCAGTCCCGCAATTTGATGATGGCTCTGTTCTTACGATTAAGTATCTGCATGATTTGGAGGATTCCGTTAAATCCAGAACACCGCTTGCAGGGCGAGGAATCAATATAACAAGAACCGATGAAGGCTCAAAAATTGGCTTGGTCAGCGGAGTAACCGCACAATATTTAAAATTTACATCCCTAAGTGTAAATGTTTGTTCGAATGGAACACCCATTGAGATTGGGTTTCTTACCAAGCAAGAAGATAACCCATATTCGGGCGACCTGCTCTTGATTTGCGTTGCCACCCAGCCAGCAAACACAAGCGCGGTTTATGACCAAGAACAGCCTCTTTCGTATGTTCAGATTGACACAACAAGAACTTAAGCCCCATCCATGAATGTCTTTACCCTTTTGATTGATGTTGATGCAAAGCAACTTTTGGCAAATCGTTTTGGAGGCTCATTTGTCCTTCCCAATTTTGACCGAGGAGATTCCCCGAACTTTGAAATTGGTCTTCTTAAGTATAACGGGATTGAATACGACTATCTTGATTTTTCATCTTCCTCAATAAAGTTTGGGATTGGGGCAACCGCCGCCACTCCAACGGACGGAGAGTTTAAACTTACTTTCAATGGAATCACCTCCTCGGCCATAAGCTACAATGCCAGCGCGGCCTCGGTGCAGACGGCTCTTGCCAACGCCCTTTCTGCTTCCGTGGTTGCGGTTACTGGAGTTGATTCGGCCTATCAAATCACAGCGACCACCGCTGGCGTTTTTGCCGGGACAACTGCGGGTCTTGGGGGAGACTCCCTTACACTTTACCCGCAAAGTTCCATCCTTATCAATACCACAAGGAGCGCGGCCCCCAATGTTCCGTTAAGGCAGATTGTAAGACTTGCCCAGTCTCCCGCAATTTTTCAAGATTCTTGGAATAATTCACAGACAACGGGAGGGGCAACCCTTACCCTTACCCAGCAGGGTTCGGCCAGCCAAAGCGAAACCTATTCGCTTGAAATCAATGACAATGTTTATGCTGGTCAATACAACCTTCTCTTTGGAAATCAAACGGCGGGCATCTCTTACAATGCCAACGCGGAGCAGATACAGGCCGAACTTGCCAAGCTAACATCCATCGGGGAATACCGCGATACTAACGGTATAAGCCAACCCAATGTTCGCGTATCTGGTGCGAATGGGAAATTTGGTATTGCCTTTGTCGGGAATCTTTCTCAGACCAATATCGCCACAGCCCTGCTTGTGAATGATTCGGCCTTGTTCCGGCCTCCCTACAAAACGGCAACCGTTACCTTCAACACGGCTCAAATGGAGAATCTTCTAAACTCCGGCATCACCGCCCTAAAGATGGAGGTTGAAATTTCCGATGCAGGGAAACCCCAAACCGTCCTGTCCACGGCAGTAACATTTACAAGAAACGATTTGATAATTACTGGCTCTGCTGTTCCGGCAGATCAAGCGGTTTATCTCACATCTGCCGAGATTGCCGCCCAATATGTTGAGGATTCCACGGCCAATGTGGACGCAACCAACAGGAAGCTGAAAAACTCAAGCGGCACAACCGTTGTGGATTATGAGCAGTCCTTGTTTGGCAATAGCAAGCTGGATTTATCTGGAACAGGGGTAACAATTTCCACAAGTCCCCTATATGTAAATTCAACAATCACGGCAAGCGGAGCGGTTAGTTTCGGGGGGGCTTTATATGCCAACAGCACAATTACTGCGATTGGCGCGGTTTCCTTTGGCGGAACCCTTGCGGTGGCGGGGAACCTTGGATTTTTTGGAACTGCCCCAACATCTCAAGGAACTGGAATCAATATAGCCAATTCGATAACCAAAAGCGGGATTATTGCCTTTACCCAGCCAACCCAAGCCAATGTAGTTTCAAATGTTATATCCCTTGGGCTTATCCCATCTTCTGCAACTTATGGCGTATTGCCGGGATCGCTTAAAACCCTAACCACAACTGCAAGCCTTTATTTTGGGCTTGTTGGCTCAAACAGCACAAACTCCGTTAGCGTGACGGTTACTGGGTGCAGTCTTAATGATATTGTTCTTATGGGGCTTCCCGCAAATATGGACAACGGAATCGCCTTTGCTGGTCATGTCACCACCGCAAACGGCCTTGAGATTGATTGCATCAATGCAACCAATGGAAACATCACGCCAGCCACGGCAACCTATCGAATCACGGTTATAGGCTACTAGCCAAAAACTAGAAATCCTTATGCTTTGGCAAGTCGGGATGGGTTGGGATCACACCGCAGTCGCAACCCCCATTGATTGCAGGGTTCGGTGCGGCCCCTATGCCTACATGGAAAAGGTTTATGAAGGCAACACCGTAACCAAGGGAAGCGAACCGCCAACAACGATGATGCCGGACGATACACAAAGATTCGGCCCAAACTACCCGAATTGGCCGAATGAGGGCGGTGCTGGAGGAAAGAAAAGATATAGCGAATCCTTTTATTACAAGTGGTTCTGTTCAAGGGTTTATATCGCAAAAGAATGTATCGTTCACGATTATGGCGAGAACCCCCCGCCAAATGTGGATAGCAAAATTATCTTTCCAGAAGACCCAGAGGGAGACCTTTTTAAATGTTATCGCACTTGGAGATGGGGCAGGGAAAGCAGGAATCTTGGAAACAAAGAAGATGAATATAATTCTTTCATAGAGTTTCCAAACTATATTCATTGTTTTCGATATAGCCCGGAAAAGAGGAATGAAAACAACGCCCCGCCATTCCCGGCGCAAGAAATGTGGGAGGCAGGACTCCCAAAAAACTTTCCGCCCGGAAATGAAGAATCACAATTTCCAAGAATCGCCCCATGGTATTATTTCAGCCCATATATCCCAAACACAGAAGAAGAGGCGACTTGTTTTAGAAATCCAAAAACCGATGAAGACCTAGATTTGATTGCAGAAAAGCTGAATATTTGTTCTAACGGACTTTTTGATTCTCCAAAATCCTGCACATTGTTGTTTTATTATGAGGCATGGGGAGGACATAAAGCATTTCGAAGAACTGGAAGCCAAGGAAACCAATACGGAGAACCGCGCCCAAACGGGCCGATTGAATTTAATTTTATATCTGGCACTCCCATTCCGCCAATTAAAACACAATCAGAGGAAGGAAGAGATTATTGGCTTACGGTCTTTGCGATGTGACAAGATGTTTTTAATTGGAGAAGACAACTAAAACCCTTCTAATCGCCAAGCCAGAAGCGAGGGCGAGCCAAGCCCAGAAATGGGAAGGCCCGAGAGATCATACGGAGGGGCGGGCTAAATCCCGCAAGACATGATCCACTAATTGTAGTGTCTCCAACTTTGGAATGCCTCGGGGCGTTGTCTGCCCAGATGCCTAATTGACACTAGGAAAATCGTATGGAAACCATCATTAATCTTATCCAAAGCACGGACTTGTTCGCTTGGCTCGGCGCAATCACGGCTCTTTTGGGCGCGGTTATCGCCATCGCCCAGCTGATTCCCGGTGACGAACCGGAGAACACCTTGCAAAAGGTTGTTGATTTCCTCGCCAAGTTTAGCCGGAAATGATCGAGGGAGTCCTTGCAATCGCAGGGGCTTTGATTGGGGCGTGGGTCTGGTGGCTTAAGAATCGAGCAAAAACCCGCTTGCAAAAGGCCGACCAAGAAATAGAAGAAAAGAATGATAAGCGCAAAAAGTCTATTGATGGTTGGGTTCGTGGTGTTGAGCGTAACGCTTTCTGGATTGATCGTTAGCGGTTGCGCCACTACCACCCAAGAAATCACCTACTCTTACCCGACATCCTCCGACATCTTGGGGTTAATGGAGGATTGGGAGAGGGTTGAAAAAGAAACCAAGATTTACAATAATAAGCTACGGGAGCAGTACGCAAAGGCACTTGTGGAGCTTTCCAATGCGATTGCCGAGGGGGAGAGGTGGAGGGCTAGGGCGGAACACAAATGACGCTTAAACAGGCTTTAGAGCGTAGCGAAGGCCATATAAAGAAGCTGGAAAAGAACTTCGCAAAATCAGTCACAAAATGGTTCCAAGATTGCTGGGCAAAGAAGCTATATGTTTTAATTTACTGCTCGGCTAGGACTCAAGACGAACAGGAAGAGCTATATAAAAAAGGGCGGTCGCTTCCCGGCCCCAAAGTCACAAATGCGCGGGGCTATCCCCCGCAATCGCTCCATATCGACCAAGGAGAGGGCGCAAGGGCGATTGACTTTGTTCCCCTAGCCGAAAATAAAGTCGGATGGACGGCGGCGTGGGATGACGAGGAATCCTATGAAATCGCCCACAAGATCGCTAAGGCAACCGGGGGGCTTCGGCGTTTGGACTGGGAAACCCCTCACCTCGAATCGGCAGATGTGAAAGGCTGGCGCGAACTTATTAGCCCACAAAAAGCCGAGGTGAAAAAGGAAAAGAAAAGTATTTTCAAGAAGCGTCCTTGGTCTAGTCGTTAAACAAATGACAACGAGCAAGGTTGTGGCCGAGAAATCAAAGCAACTTGAGTTTGAATTTACCGAAGCCCACCGCTACCACCTCGAACAAATAAAGCTGGCGACTTGCGATTTGCTTGACCGAAAATACAAGGCCGGAGTTCAAGCCTACCAAGGAACGAAACTTTGGAATATGCCAGCCGCCCGCATTGTTGAAAATGCAATCGAGGAGACGATTGACCAAGTGACCTATCTTTTAACCCTTCGCCAATCCATGAGAATTATTATGGAGCTTGCTTACGAAGGCATGACCGATTTGGAATTAACAAACCCTACCGCAAGGGAAAATTGTCGGGCGATATGGTTCACCATTACAGGCAAGGACAAATGACGAAGTGGAAAAAGTTTTTAGCTGTTTCTTGCTCGCACGGCCATCTAGCCGATGCCAAGGCAACCAAGGCCGCGCTAGAATTTAAGAGACGCTGGAAGCCCGACCTTACGCTTCACTTGGGGGATGCCATAGACCTAGCGGCCTTTCGTTCCGGGGCGATGCGTTCTCCTGATTCTGCGGATCGGGCCGCAAGCATCTCCGAGGATTTCCGCGCGGGGATAAACTTTTTACGCCTTCTCGAATGTAATGTTTTTTGGATTGGCAACCACGAGCATCGCGCCTATGAACATCAATATTCCCCCAATGCAATTCTTTCCCATTGTGCGACCAGTTGCCTTGCCGACATTCACCAAACCTGCAAAGACCTTCGTTGTGAAATAGTCCAATACGATATTGCGAAAGGATGGCGGGAGTTTGGCGGGACACTCTTCGGACACGGCTTTATGTTTAACCAGATGGCGACTCGCGACCACGCCGAGATGCTTCGGAAGTCTTGCGTCTTTGGGCATCTTCATCGGGTTGATCGCGCGGCTGGCCGAAGCGTTGGCGCACCCGTGGGTTGGTCAATCGGATGCCTAGCCAATGTGGACGCTATGGGATACGCAAGGCGCAACCGCTCAACCTTGGCGTGGCAACACGGCATCGCTTGGGGCGAATACAGCGACAAGGATTGCATCGTGAATGTTCTTAGCCCAACAAGCCAAGGGGAATGGAGGTTCCCGGTATGAAAAAGGAGCATCATAGCAAGGGTTGGAATAAGATTGGTTTTAATGGGGAATGGGCGCAGACCCTTAAAAAATATCTGCAAAAACAACAGGAGGAAGTTCCGAAGGGATGGCTTCGCGCAGATGCCGCCGCGAGGGCGATGGGCTTTAAGGGCAACCATTCTGGCGGCTCAACAAACAAACTTCTAAATGGCATGGTTCGGGATGGACTTTTATTGAAAAAAGAGTTTAGGATTTTCGATGGCTCGGGGCGCAGAATTTCGGCGATCGTTCACTACAAAATTGCCTAGCCTTTTGTAAGTCTTTGATATTCAAAGAGAAATAAATAGGGATTTTCTCTTTACAAACTATCAAGAAACCTTAAGATGGTTCCATGATGAACAAAATAACGACAGCCGAAGTTGCTCCCTGCCTTTATGTGGGCGGGGAAAGGGTCACATTAAAATCATCCTCCGATGATGCCCTTTTTTCTGCAAGGTCTCACGCTTGGAGGGAGGTATTTCGGTCGATTAAACCGCCAAAAAATCAGTTTGGTCAAAGCTATCGCACCGAATACAAATCTTACTCACAAATTCAAGCATACAAGCAACGCCTAATTGAAGAGCGTGGAATCCCAGAAATAGAGGCCGAGTTGGTTCGCCGTGGCCTTGAACTTAAAAACAAGAACTACACTAGGGTAAGTGCGAGATTCGCCACCTTTTAACCACCAACCAAGAAAGGAAATCCTAGGCATGAAAAACAATGTAGTATGGGCATACAGAAATGGTAAATGGGTAACAAAACTATTTGGCGTTTTGTATTGGGTAAGGGCATACAAAAAGGACTTGTGGCACATATCCGATAAACTTGTAAATGCAATTAGGAATCGAGACGAATATCCTCTTGCCTATCGGGAGTGGACTTATTGCAAAAATTTTAAGATTCGCTCCCGCAGTTAAATTGAGCCAACATTAAAAACCAAGAAAGGAAATCCTAAAATGAAAATTAAGACAAGAATCTATGAGCCGCATCGTTGCTACACAGAGTGGGATGATGAGGGCTTCGTTGGGGCTGGTGTTAAAATCAAAACTTGGGAACAAAGGGTTCAAGAGCTTGAGGCCAAAGGCGCAAATCGAAGCGATGCCCAAGCCGTGATTGATGCGGAGGATATTGTTAATCGAGGGATGCAGGCAGAGACTTTCGCCTTTGCCATGCAGATGGACAGACAGGAAAGGCTCAATAAGGCAAGGCAAACAATGGCGGCCAATATCGCCAAGAAAGGAGCACTCAAATGAAATACCTAAAACTCTACATCGTATTCATGGTCGGCATCCTTGTCGGCCTTGGCCTTGGCGATTGGCTTGAATTGTTATTGACGAAATAACTTAACGGAGCAATAAGGGCCAAATGAAATCCTTTCCCGCCCGCCCGGTCGGAGCCGCCGAAGCACCTTGGTCGGAGACCTATGAAGATTGGGCAATCGAACCTAAAGCGAACGGATGGCGCGGGTGGTTCGACCAACAGACAGGAATCGGCTACAACCGCCACGGCAGGGTCGCCTCGAATAGCGGCCTCATGGCGGAACGGCTGGCCGGATGCGGGATTAAGTCTCGGTGGGTGGATTGCGAGATCATGGGTCAGCGGGAAAAGATTGGGGTGGGCACGGTGATCGTGATTGATGCCTATGACCCAAACAACCCGAAGCCATACTCGCAACGGATGAAAGAGATTGAACACATCGAACCCGCAACCTTTGCCCTTCGCTCCAATGCCCTGCTACGGATGCCCCGCCTAGCGCACAAGAAGCTAAAGGCCATTTGGGATGAAATGAACTTCCAGAATCGGGGCGGGCTGGTTTGGGAGGGCTTCGTGATGAAGAAGGATGACCGCTATCCCGCCATTCCTAATCCCTCTTATTGCTCCCTTTCTTGGCACAAATGGAGGATTCTATGATCGAAGCACTCTTAATTTTTATCTGCTTCTTCTTGTATTTTGGAAGCAAGGAGTTTCTAAAATACATGGCTCAACGCGACTACGAGAAGCGCAGATTTTATTTAATGGTAGCCGAGGAATTGGATCGGCTGGACAAAATAACCGAGGAAACCAAGCAAGCCGAACGGCGTTCCCGCAACCCCTCGATTTGGGAGATGAGGAACTAATGAACAAATTTGAATTGCTTTGGAAACTGCACAACGGCCCCAAGCTAATTAAGGAACACAAGTTCCATCCCACAAGACGCTTTAGGATTGATTACTTTCACGATTCCGGCGTAGCCATAGAAATTGAGGGCGGGATTTGGATTCGGGGCCGCCACAACCGAGGCACAGGATTCCTTTCTGATATGCAGAAATACAACCTCATGACCGAGAGGGGCATTCTTCTTTTTAGAATCCCAGCGGACAAGATCGCCGCCTCTTGGGTTCTTCCAATTATAGAAACAATCAATCGGGGCGGGTCAAAGACCTACCAAGAGCTTCAAAAGGAAATTCAAGATGCCAGCGTTTAGGGAGGAATATCTTAAAGAGGCGGACGATATGCGCCGCCAAGCCGTTCAAGATTGGAAAGAAAGAGTGATAAGGGTCGAGGAGCCTTTTGTTAAAAGCAAAGAGCAAAAAAAGGCCGAGGAGAAAGCCCACGATGCCGAGTGCCTAAAGAACTTTATAAGCCTTGCCCATGATAACCCAGAATGGCACATGGAACAGATGGCTCGGGAACTTGAGCGCGAAATGTTTTGCTTAATGAATCGAATCCCCTACGAACCCGGTTGGAAGAACGGCCTTCCGGGCTATTGGGATTATCGCCAGCAACACGGCGAGCAATGGATGCTGAACACAAGACAAAGACTTCCCAACGAATAAACCAAGAAAGGAACACATGAACGACACACAACTAGCAACAACCGAAACTCAAATTGCCGATCCAGTTGTTCGGCACAAAACCAACCTAGCCCTTGCCAAAGCCGTGAGGGACTCGGTTGAACAAGAAACAATCGAGGTCATGGGGCATCGCTACATCAAAAACCCCGGCTGGCTTATTATGGCCGGAGCCGCTGGCTATGTTGTCAGCGGGGGCGAGGTGAAGCGGGAGGGCGATGGCTTTATCGCCAAGGCTTACCTCCGCCGCTCCGACAATGGAGTGATCGTGGCAGAGGCCGAAGGCTTTTGCTCCAAGGATGAGAAGCGATGGAAGCACGCCGATGAATATGCGGTTCGGTCGATGGCTCAAACACGGGCGGCTTCCAAGGTTTGCAAGATGGCTTTGGCCGCTTGCGTCCCGCTGATGGGCATTAAAAACCTATCAGCAACGCCAGCCGATGAGGTTCCTCCGGGTGGGTTCCAAGACATAAACACGGACAAATACGAAGAGCCAACGGCGGCAGAGGTCAAAGAAATTACCGCGCAACTGGTCGAGGAAAAGAAAACCAAGGACTCCGAGGTAAAGGACATGGTTGTTGGCTTTGGCAAATACAAGGGACAGACCGTCCGGCAAATCGCAAGATCATCCGAGGGCTTTAGCTGGCTGATGTGGTTGAGTGAACAACCGCTAAAGAACGCCCCGGACGGCCAACCCTACAAAAAGGATGTGGCGTTGAGGGCGGTCATCAAAGCCGTAATCGAGGAGGATAAAAAAGATGAAATCCCCTTCTGAAGAAACATCCTCAAGCATATCCATGTCCTACGCCAGCCAAACCGCACAAATGCTAAAGGAATATGGCGCACAAGTCGCGGCACTAGAGCGTGAACGATGCGCCATGCTTCTTGAGCAATTAAGGGACGGCACGGAAGATCAAGTTCAGAAAGACTTGTTCAACGATGCGGCCACGGCCATCAGGAGATCGCCCTATGTCCGCCTATAATGTGGATGTACCAACCTCAAAATGGAGTTTATTAGAATGGAGGAATCCGGCAAATGAAAAGCCCAAGGAAAATGATCGAGTTCTTGTTATTATTGGAAACGATGTGCTGGCGGCTCGCTACACTCACGGAACTTTTTATGCAAATAATTGGACAAGGGCTGAAGCAGTTGCTAGCTGGTCGGCGTGGCCGAAGGCTCCTCTCGCATAAGGAGATTTATGCCAGAAACATTCTTAAATATTGGCAAGAAGATGGTCGAGGTGGGGCTAATCGTGGGCTTTATATTGGGCGGGTTGGTCGCCATTATACTGCTCGCCGCCTTCGCATCGGGCAAAGCTAGGAGGTTTTGGAATGAGCGTTAAAAGATTAACCTATTTGAAACAACTGCTCCGCTACACAACGGCGAGGCTTAAAGAAATGCAAAAGGAATGGAGCCATGCCCAGCATAAATCGTACAAGGATGTTCTACACCATGCCGACCTCGCCGAAGTCATGGCAAAGGAACTCCTCGAACGGGCAAAGAAATACCAGAAGCGGGATTTGGAGAACGGAAAAAGATGAAAGCAGATTATCCCGGTATCTATTTTTTAAAAGATTATGATGGTGAAATTATTTATATTGGGAAGGCTATTTCAATATCAAAAAGAATAGCACAGCATATAAAAGAAAGAAAAATAAAGTTTTTTAGTGCTGATGCCATATCCTTGGAAAATGATTTAGTTGGCTTATCTATTGCCGAGGCAAATTCCTTTCTTGGATGGAGGGAATCTCAATATATTTTTAAACACAAACCAATTATGAACAAGACGAACCCTCTTGATAATCTTGAAAATTGCAAAAAATTATTTGAAAAATTACCACTTTTGGTAAGGGCTAGAATTATTTGTGGTTTAAACTTCATTAGGTTTCCAGAATGAAGTTGCCTTGGCTTAAATTCTATCCCTCAGACTGGCTTTCGGATGAAGCCTTGCGAGGTTGCACTCCGGCGGCAAGAGGGCTTTGGGTGGATATGATTTGCCTTATGGCAAAATCAAAAAGGCACGGCTATTTGTTGGCCGGGGATAAGCCCATGACGGCTGAACACCTAGCCCGAATCTTCGGCCAAAGCCTCGAAACGACATCCGAGTTGCTCATCGAGTTGGCGCAAGCTGGCGTGTATTCAATGGACAATGACACGATATTTTCACGCCGAATGAGCAAGGAAGAGCGGACACGCAAGTCAAACAGGGATAGGCAGTTCCGCAAGCGTCACGGCTCTGTCACGCAAATGTCCAACGGATGTCACGCCTTTGTCACGGGGCAGAGGCTAGAGGCTACAGAGGCTAGAGGCCAGATAAAGAGAGAGAGGGCGCAGGTGCGCCCCACGCTCGCGGAATGGTCGGATTACGCAAAGAGCATTGGATGGGTAGGCAAGGATGTTCAAGGAGCCTTCGACCATTATGAGGCTAATGGATGGAAGGTCGGAGGCCGTGCGCCCGTTAAGAATTGGCAAGCCGCCGCCAGAAATTGCTTTCGCAGAAACCAAGGAACACAACCGAAAGGAACACAAACCATGCAACCAAAACCACAAATCAAATCATCGTGCGAGTCCGCTCCGCTATATCGGATTATGGGCTTCGCATCATTTAGCGAATGGCAGAAAGCCGGGAGTCCGTCATGATGCTAGACACCCAAATGCTAGAATCCGGCATCGCCGCCCTTTCTGTAAGGCTCAAGGCGGTTGAGGATCGGGTTAATAGTTTTGAAGAGCGGGTTGGGATCAAGGAACAGCTAATGAAGGATGCCAATAAAAGGCTATCCCCAGAAATGGCAACCCTTTTGGCATCCCAACTTTCCCCGCTATGCGATAAAGTGGCCCGTATTGAAGCGGAAATGGGCTTAAAACAGCGTTTGACCCTAACCAAAGCCCTAGCCCCAACAATCGAAGTGCCTCAAGACCTACGGATGATTCCGGGCAAAAGAGGCAAAAAGCAAAACCGAACTGCCGAGGTGGTTCAGCGGAGGTGGGAGATTTGGAGGATGCAACATGAGGCCGGAATCCCAATGAACGCGATTGCAAGAGCATGGGGATGTGATCACGGCTCAATCTGCTATGCCAGATCAAAAGGCTGGAAAACAGGGGACAATAAACGCAAGGTTCAGTATGCGAGGAAGCAAAAATGAGCTTCCAATTTGCATCCCAACTTACGATGCCTTTCGTGGAGCAGAAAGAAACCCATCATCCCCAAAAGCCAATAGGCAACAAGCAAAACGCAAAAATCCTAGGGCATCTAAACAGCGGGCGGAGCATCACGGCCATCGAAGCCTTGCAACTCTACGGATGCTTCCGGCTGGCGGCACGAATCCATGACTTAAAAAAGGCGGGAGTTCCGATCAAGTGCGAGGAGCGCGAGACGGACAGCGGGAAGCGGATTGCAAGTTATTCGATTGCCTAGTCCAAATAACATAAACCCGTAAAATTGACAAAGGAAACCAATAACTTAGGTTAAGCCCCCGTGATTGAGTCCGCCACAAGCAAGGCCGAGCAAATCCTATCGAGCATAGTAGCTGATAAGGACAGGCAAAAGCTATTCGGCAAAGGCCGATCACAAGAACGGATTGACCTAATCCGCCAAGCCATTGAACGGCTAGTGACTAGCGAAATACCAACGCCAGTAATCTGCTCGGTGCTAAAGCTGGAACCGGGAGCCGTTCAGTATCACTTGAAATGGCTGGAAACGAACGGGCGAATCATCAGGCCGAGCAAGTTTGCACATTGGAAGTGGGCGAAGGGGGCAACGGAATGAAGCAGACCGACCCGGCCGATTCGATTGCCGCCAGCTACACGGTCGATATGGCCGAGCAGATCGACACGCTGGAAGATCGGGTCAAAGAGCGGCTGGCCAGACTCAAGGCCATGAACGGAGGCCAAAACCTAGACGAACTTGCCAAGCTAACAGCCCAAGTTGTTGAGGAAACGATTAAGCACGAAGGCGATTCGCAACTGCTACGGACAAAGAGGGACGATACGCTGGACGAAGCCCTGCTCGCGCTGGCCTCAAACCGATCCCCGGACAGCCTCACGGCAATAGCCAAACGCTACATCAACCCCACGACCGGACGGCCATACACCCGCGCCGCATTGTCCGCACGGCTATCGGAACTGACCAAAAGAACGGGGCTAGTTTTACGGGTTCAACGGTCAGCAAGGGTAAGACAAATCTACAAAGAGAGAGCTTTACGGGTTCACGAACGGAGACGGAAGGAATGCCCAAAATGGAACAAGGACGCATGGGTAAAAGGTCTAAAAAAGAAGGGCAAAAAACGGTGAGGACTGGGAGCAAAGTCGTTTGCGTGGATGACCGATTCCCGACGGAAATCCTAATCTATTACAATGCGCTCCCACTTAAGGATCGCACCTACACGGTCAGGGATTTGGGCGTAGGCATAAGTGCGAACGGAGAGCCGGGCGAAATCGTTGTCTATCTTAATGAACTTAAAAACCCCTGCTCGGCAAAATCACCCCACCCGGAGCGAGGCTTTGCCGCATGGCGTTTTCGTGAAATCCAACCACCCGCCGAGGCCGAGGAGCAAGCCCAAGAGCTTGTTGAGGCCGGAGCAGAAATCTAGGAGAAATCCCAATGGCAACCGCACTAGCAAC